ACCCACCATACAGCAGCTTATCAATCTTTTCACCCTTCTTCAATCTAGCCAAAGCACCGTATTGCCAGTGAATTGGGCTTACATCAGAAACAGTACCTTTAAGACGTTGATGACGCTGCTGAAGTCCTCTATGACACAATTCCAGTCTTTCTTCAAATATATCCCAAAATTCATCATACACATCAGTATTCTTAGACTTAGCCTCACGAACAGCTGTGAGTGCTACATCAGGAAGATTTATGGTAACCACCCCCTGATTAAATCTTCCATAGAATTTAGCAGTATTTGTTTCCTTATCAATATAAGGAGTCAAGAAACTTCTGCAACCCATAGGAGGATAACAATGACCTACGCCATCTTCTGTAACCTTAAACTGCTTACAAATCTTTTCGGAAACATAGTCAGGTACAAGCCTTCTAGCAGTACACTTAGCAGCCAACTCAGTCAAATACCAATATTTAGTACCTTCCTTGATGTTGTTTTCTGTAGTAACATATACCAACTTGGGGAAGGCAGGTGTCACCCACACACCTTTTTCATTCTTAGTACCCTGATAACGCTGCTTCAATACTTCCTCAATAATCATTGCCAAGTCATCACGGATAGTTCCATCAGGCACTTCATTGATATACATGAATACTGTAACAAATGGAGTTTGCCCATTAGTGGTCATAAGAGTATTAACCTGATACTGTATGGTCTGAACGCCCCTCTTAACCTCAGTTTTCAGTCTGCCTTCAGCAATCTTGAATATGCTTTCTTCACTAGGCATAGCAGGAATATCGCCATCAGCAACCATTCTCTCATACTCTGCCTTAACCTCAGCACGAATCTTCTGCCTAGATACATCTACAAATGGTGCTAAATGAGACAAGGTAACACTCTGACCACCATACTGATTAGATGCTACCTGAGCCATAATCTGGGTTGCTACGTTACATGCTGTAGCGAATGAGTGTGGCTTCTCAATGAGTGTCTTGCTGATAACCGTACCATTCTGAAGCATATCCTCCAGATTAACCAAGCAGCAGTTGTGCATGGTCTGAGCAAAGTAATCGGAATCATGAAAATGAATAATGCCCTTCTGGTGAGCTTCTACTATATCGTCAGGAAGGAGCATCTTCATAGACAAATCCTTAGACACTTCTCCAGCCATGTAATCACGCTGAGTAGAAAGTATTTGTGGATTCTTGTTAGAGTTCTCGCCATTTACGTACTCATTCTTAGCGGAAACAATCTCCAATATGTTACGCTGAAGCTGGTTATTCCTCCTGATGATTTCTCTCTTATATCTGTAGCGAATATACTCTCTTGCTACCTGCTTATAGCTGGAAGCCATCAATTTCCTCTCTACTGAATCCTGAATCTGCTCTACAGTAATGATGTCTCCGAATTCACTTGCTTCCATTGCTATCTCTTCAGCAATTTGACGCTTGACTGTATCATCCACAAATCCTGCCTTAGAAATTGCGTCCACAATCTTTTGTCCATTAAACTCTACCTTGCTTCCATCACGTTTTACCACTATCATCCGAATCACCTCATAATTAAACAAAAGTCTACAAAGAAATACAAAAGCTATATGAGGATTTTATCTGTATACCAGAAACCCCATAGCTTTTTAGGAGTTTTTTGTGGTTTTTACTAAATAAAGCATTTTCCATATACAGTACATGTAAGTATGGTATAAAAAAGAATCTATGGCAGTTCAGCTTTTTCTGCCAGTCATTAGCTTTAGGTATTGTATTACAAGATTCAAAGTGTCCAGATTCCTTAATGCTTTCAGGGCAGTTATATGCCTCTGAGCCTATGGAATTATCCACTATGTTCATCATGTTCCTGAACAACTGTGGTGGTAAAGCAGTATTTGTCTTTGTACGATTTTTCATCATAGTTATCATAAAAATCATGGTGTTAGTATCTGGTACTTCCCTAAAATTACAAACCATGATTACACCGTCTTTATCTACTGAGTTATCTGCCCTCACTTTATTGTTGGCTAATTTATTTAGCCATTTGTCTATGTTTTCCATGAATAATCTCCTGTATTTACATAATATTCTATTCGTAAAAATTATCAACAGCCTCAGAGAAAACTTCTATCCAACTTTTGAATTTCACCAAAATAGATGTAAGCTGGTATCTCATGAGAAAGGCTTTAGTGGCTTTTTCATCAACCACAGGCTCATCTTCCAAGAGTTCTGATATATCCTCCTGTATCTCTGACAAATCAACATAATCTCTTAGATTTATTAGCTTATTGTTTCTATCCAGAATAGACAGTCCTTCATGTGTAAAAATCTTTGCTGTCCTTTTGGATTTTTTCAGTTCTTCTCCTGCCTCCAGTAAAGTATCAAGAGAACCATAGGTGTTAACAAGTGTTTTAGCTGTCTTCTCTCCAATGCCTGGAATACCTGGAATGCCATCAGAAGAATCCCCTTTAAGTATTTTATAGGTCAAAAAGTTTTCATGGTCTATGCCAGTGAGTTCCTTATAATTGTCTAAAGTAAACAGTATTTTCTTAATTGGTGAATAAACGTGCGTAGATGGCGAAATAAGCTGGTGGAAGTCCTCATCAGTAGAAATAATCACTGAAATGTCTTCTGGGGATTTTCGGTCAATTTCTTCCACTATACCCAGTACTATATCGTCACCCTCCCAACCCTTTTTTCGATATGATTTAATTCCCAGCATAGGAAGGTTTTCATGTAATACATTAGCCTGATGTATAAATTCCTCCATCCATTCTGAATCCTCTGGAGTGAAGGTCTTTTTCCTGTTTCCTTTGTACTCTGGAAATACAGACGTTCTACGTGGAGAATGTCCCATATCCCAAGCATAGATGACTTCCTTAATAGGCATCTTGAGTTCTTTAGTGAGGTTTTCCATTGTTGCGTGAGTTATGTTCAAAGTGCCTATAATAGCTGAAGTACGTTCACCCTGCTTAGTGTACAATTCAGTAACAGCATTGGCTCTATAACTGGTATTATTACCATCAAAAATCAAGTGTAGCCCTCTCATGTTATCCTCCTATAAAAATACTGCGTTATCTTTCACATTATATTCCTTTGGAACATCACCATTACACCACAGGTTATCAGTATTTATAACCTTACCATCATTAAATTGAATAGTGAATTTTCTACCACCACTACCCTTAAATCCTAAAAAAGATGGTCCAATATGGTAGCACTTACCATCTATTATGATGGCAGTATCATCCAAAGTATGCTTCCAAAAAGCAGTATTAAAGCACTTATCAGAACACTCTCCAGTCATATACAATGGTTCAGCAAGTCTACCGCACACTGGGCACTTATGTAACTCTGGGCTGTAAAATAACTCTATGCACTTTTTCTTTAGCCACAACCAACCTATAGATACAATAATTCTTAGATTATACATATTTATCCCTCCTTATCAATAGAGCAGCCTATGTGGTATAGGCTGCTCTAGTTTATTGCTTATCTGTATTATTCAGATTCCAATGGAGTAGCCAATGAATACGCCAAGTCCCAAATCTCTCTAAACAATTCTGGGTCATCCATAAGCATCTGTCTGGCTTGGTCTCTATACAAACTCTTGCCGTTGAGTTCGTATCTACCAGATGACTTGTTACCACCAATTAAATCATTATCTCTACACCAATCAAGCAAAGCACCTTCAATATCCAACTTTGGATAACTTCCATCTTTATCTTGAATAAAGAGGATATCATAGTGAGCCTTACGCAGTGGTGGTGCTACCTTATCTTTTACAACAGTAGCCTCAATAGTACAACCATAGGCATCGCTATCCTTGTTCTTTTTCAGCGTCTTAATCTTAGACAGCTTTATACGTACAGAAGCATAGAATGACATTGCCTTACCGCCAAATGTGGTAGTATTATCTCCCCAAGAAGTTCCACCAATCTTCTCTCTAGTCTGGTTAACCCAAAGGGAAAGTACATAAGACTCAAGAATTGCTGACTTAATCTTACGCAATCCCTTACTCATTACCCTAGCGTGGCTGCCAACCTGTTGGTCTCCCATATCTCCTTCAATCTCAGCCATTGTAGAGCAAGCAGCAATTGAGTCCAATATGGTTACTACAGCACTCTTTCTGCCTTGCAGTTCCTCTAACATTGCTTCCTGTGCGTCAAATGCTTCCTCTAAGGTATCTGGTTGGTCACGCATAACTCTATTCATGTTAATACCAGTACCTTTAATGATTTCTGGAGTGAGCACCCTCTCTGCGTCCTGATGATAAGCAATAGCTTTTTGCTGCTCTATAGCTTGTTTCATTATCCACAGTGTGAGCGTAGATTTACCAACTGCCTCTGGACCAAATATCTCTGTAATTCTAGCACCTGGAATCCCTGGATGACACTTGCCACCAATAGCAAAATCCAATGCTGGAATACCAGTCAATATCCAGTATGGTACATTAGAATCACCTACATTATCCCCCACCATAATGGTATCACGCTCTAAGGTTTTATTGACTTTATTAGCTAATTCTTGAAGAAACTGTATATCTTCATCTGTTTCCTCTGGAGTTATGACTGGTTTACGCTTCACATTCTTAGCCATATTTGCTATTCCTCCTACAAATTAGGGTGAGGAATATACCTCACCCTATAATTATGTGTAATACATATGGTGCTATGATTACTTCTTGCGCCTTTTAGCAATAGCCTTAGCAATAGCATCCTTTACTTCATCGGCATCATCAGATTCTTCTTTCTCATCATCCCCTTCAGATTCAGTATCACTTTCAATTTCTTCATCATACTTTGTGAGAAGAGTAATAAGCTTAATTTTAGACACTTTAGCAGGCAGTGGAATATCACGTTCCTTACAGAGTTCCTTCAATTCAGACAGTTCCATGTCATCATATTCCAATTCCTCATTATTATCAGATTCTTCTTTATCGTTATCCTCTTCAGTAGAGCCATCACCACCATTAAGAATGTCTTCAAGTTCCTCATAAGTCTTTTCACGGAACATAGCATCCAAATCAGGCATCTTTTCTTCCAGTTCTTCCTCAGACATTGACTCAGAAGCAACACTGACGTTAGGCTTAGCAATTACGGAGTACTCAGTCTTGAGTCCTTGACCTGTACGCTTGATGGTAAGGTCTCTGCCTTCGTTGTAATCAGTAATGTCACCATAGTCTGGGTCACAGATAATATCCAGCAGTCCCTTCAGGATTGTAACACCAATAGGAAGCACTTTAGGTGTATCCTCTTCATCATCAGAATCTCTGTTAATCACATTAACATAAATTCTACGTCTTGCCTTGATATCTTCAGCCATCTTCTTGTCGTCTTTGTCCTTAGACTTCTGAAGCTGCTCTACGTATTCGCAAACAGGGCAATGATTATGGCTATCAAAGGTCTTAGGGCAGGTGACCATTGTCTTACCATCTTCACCCAAGCCAAAGTGTACGTAACCTTCACTATAGAATGATTCCTTGTCACCCTTTGGCCACAGCAGTCTGCGTACATTCTTTCCTTGAACCAGCTTATCATACTGTGCGTTACCACCACGTTCTGCCTCTCTAGCCTGAGCTGCATTCATAGCTTTCATATTAAGTTTTCCCATATTGTGTTCCTCCTATTTTTATCAAAATAAACAACCTACAATGAATAAAGGTTTACCCTAAAAATCTCATGATTACTTGCTTTTAATTGCTGTTCTCTTGTTAGCACCAATCACCTTCTTTGCTGCTTCTGCCTTAATTGTAAGGTCTGCGTTGTTTCCTTCCATTCTAAGTTGAGCACCCAGTGATATTAACATATCTTTACGCTGATTCATGGACTCTTTAGCCATATCCAGAATAGCAAATTTATTTTGAAGTTCCAGCAATTCTTCTTTTAACTGGTAGTATTTAGCTTGTTCCTCTTGATACCTTTCATGAGTATATATACCATTGGTGACTTTAGCTTCAGTGATTTTCTCACCATTGAGTTCCAGTTCCTTCCTGACTTCTCCGTCTAATTCACCAATAAGGTTTTTCTTCAGATAGTCCTCCTGCTTATCTACTTCCAGCTTTTTCTTATCTACCAAAGACTTCGCCTGAAGTGCTACCGTTGACCAGTATGCAAATTTAGCTGGCTGCTCAATAAAAGCATCATTTAGATGCTCTGGCTCAATCAATAGGTCATCACCCAAATTTATTTGGTGAGTAGAAGATTGGGTCTTGACTTCAATGTTAAGCACTGAAAATCGTTCATCCATAGTCAACTTATCTGTAGTTTTCATATTTGTTCCTCCTTATGCTACCTTCTTAATAGGAAAAATCACTATGTTATTGGGTATGACTTCAAATCCCAAATTTACCCACTGCTGTATGAACTGCTCTGTTGTATAAATAACAGCACCAGTGGTATGGTTGTACATCTTATACTTTTCATGCATCCAATTCCTCCTAACTTGATTCTTCAGAGTATTCATCTACAATATCATTAAACAATTCCTTTACTGGTCTGTTGTGCTTAGACAGAAAATCAATCACTTCCTTGTATTCCCATCCCTTTCCATGTAATTCTTTTATTTCCTTCCTGTATTTAGATAAGCACTTTTCATGATTCCACTCCTTAAACTCTTGAGAATTATGTATATTCATACACTCATCTAAAGTAACATCAAAAGTGGCTCCATAATTAACTCCCAGCTCTAAATCTGAAATAATGGGTACGATAGTATCAATATAAGGCTCATGAACGCTCTCCATTATTCCCTTAACCTTCTTAGACAGCTCAGGAAGTTCTGGTATATATACATCAAATACAATACTATCATGTACTGTAGCTATAATCATTGACTTTTTGTTATTTTCCTTCAGCCACTTGTTGATGTTAATCACTGAAAGCATCGTTAAATCTGAGCCTGTACCCTGTATAGGAGCATTGATTGCCTGTCTCTCAGCATTGCTCTTCAGTGTAGGCACTTTAGAATGTAAATCTGGAAGCCTTCTACGTCTACCAAACATAGTCTCAACGTACCCATACTTGTAAGCAAATTTTTTGGTTCTTTCCAGCCAACGCTTCAATCCGCTAAAGGTATTCAGATAGTCATCTACCAGCTTCAGTCCTTCCTCCTTGGCTTTATCCCAGTCATCAGTTTTCTTAGGATTTTCACCTGAAGGGTCATAATACAGGTCTTTAGCGAAGGTTATCCCTGATTTTCCATAAATAATACCGAAGTTAACAGACTTTGCACGTGTTCTCATATCCTTGGGTACTTCATCAACTGGTACTCCCCATACCAAGGAAGCAGTTGATTTATGAAGGTCTTTACCAGACAACAGTGCTTTAGTAAGTGCTTCATCACCACTTATAATACAAGCAATTCTCATTTCCAGAGCAGAATAGTCAGCATTCATTACACATCCATTACTCCCAAACCTAGAACCAAATAATGCTTTAGGTTCATTGTGGTATTGGAATGCTAAAGGATTTTCTGACTTGCGGGGAAACTGCTGGCTATTTGGATTCTCACTACTGAGTCGTCCAGTTACAGTACCTGTGAGATTAAAGCTAGGGTGAATAATTCCATGTTCATCCACCATTTCAGGTAGCTTTTGGATGAACATATTATTCAGAGTGCTAACTTTCCTGAGTTCTAAGAGCAGGTCTGGTATCTCATGCTGCTCTCTTATCTCATTCATTGCTTCCTCACTGGTACTTAACTCACCCTTATCTGTGAGTACTGACGTCACCAGACCCAGCTTATCATACAGTAATTCACGCAGCTGATTAACACTATTCCAATTAAACTTAAAATTCTCATACTTTTTATACTCATTGAATTTCTTCTGCTCTTCATCTGTTCTGTCCTTCTTAGGTATTGACTTTATCAATTCTCTCTCCTGAAACAGCTGACGCTTTTCACGTTCAATGTCCAATACCTCTGGATAGCTTTCTAATCTATTTGTTATTCTGGCTATTTCCTCAGCATAGCTGTTCTTATACTTTTCGGAAATATCAGCATCCATCTTCATCCCATTAGACTCTATATCTCTTAGAGCATGACTTGCTGGCATCATTATATCGTTCATAACAATACTCCACATATCATTCTCTTCAATCATAGGCTTATATATTTCATACAATCTCAAGCAGCAGTCTACATCAGCAGCAGCGTATGTCTTCAATATATCCCAAGGTATTCTATCATAGTTGTATCTGGAATTTACTCCTTCTCCATCAGATAGCTTACCCCTGTACTCATCCAATTCATTGTCATACCCACCCATATCAGTAAACTCCCAAGCCTGACTCTTCAATCCTTGAGTACCTTGCTCTTCTGATACAGCTAAGTAGTGACCCAACAG